ACTTCATCTTCACCCCAAACCCTAATCATTTCAGGCTGCAATAATTTGCTGCGCTCAAACGATAGCATTACAAAACCACTATTCCAATCTTTTGGGGTGTCCTCTGTATAGCTAAACTGTTGACCATTAGGGTCTGCAAGCGTACCTGTTTGAACGCCCCATCTAGTGCCGTTATAATCATTAAAAGGAATGGCGCTAAGAACATGAGTATGGCCAGTAATCATATTAACCCCTGAGTTAACAGCATTGTTTCTGCCGCCTGTCCATCCACCTTTCCAGCGATGCTTAATGCAAGTATCTTCATTTACCCAAAAAGACCAACAAGGCTGCCACATTGGAAAATAGTCTTTTAAGCTAGTGCCAGGTATTCCCTCAAAAGAAGGCAAATTAGCAACAATATTTGCCTCTAGTCGTTGATCGTGATTTCCCATAGGAAAAAATAACTTAGCACCTTTGGCTACTGATTCAATCTCGCCTAAGTAATATTGGCAAGCCTCTAATTCCTCTTTCATTGTTGGCAACTTGTTCCAATCTGTGCGAGGGAATCGGCTAATAGATGCACCATCTAGCGCATCCCCATTACATACAACGGCAGTTGGCTTAAACTCTTTAATCATCTCAATAAGAGCTTTAAATGCCGTAGTAGTTTCATCGGGCCAAAAATGGGCATCAGAAAATACAATTACTCTGCCCTTTTCTATGTCCATACCTCTACGAACATTTCCAGGTGTTTGTTGAATTTTTTTTACATAGGCAGGATTTTGACTATTAAAAGTATCTAATTTGATACCAAGTCTATTTTCTAAAGATCTACGCCTAGCCATTACATTTCGGATGGCAATACCATTTGCCTTGGCAAATTCACCTGGACTGCCAATCTTATTCCAAGATTCAATCCATTCCTCATCGGTTAAATGATAGCCAGCCATATATGCCTTTGCTTTAAGATATTGAATATAATACAATAATTCTATTAAATATAAATGACAAACATGGAATCTAGGTTAAAGAACTGGGCATGGTATGTTACTTGGGGAGTTATTGGCCCACAAGTTGATACTACTTGTCGGAGCTTTGAAAAGAACTATGTCCCAGAGCTGGGTAATTTATACGCAGACCCAGAGCCACACTACGAGCCAGACCATGTAGACGGAGATCTAATAGAGCAGGCCATTAAAGGTTTACCATTACAACTAAGGCAAGTGCTTAAAATGAGGTATGTCAGCCATCCTTATGCCTCACTAAATCAGTTAGCGCATAATGCTAGAACAACGCCTCATAAATTAGAAACAGATTTACATAATGCAAAAAAACGACTTCAGCACGAACTGGATAAGAAGTCCAAGTCAAATCACTATCAGAACTTGTGCAAGATGCAAGCTCAAAAAAACAACTAAAGACGGAATTATTCAGTCTTATAACGAAGGAATGAATGAACGATTCGTATGCCAATCTTGCCATAGTAATAGCCACAAAGAACGCTAAATGCCTTCCTGTGCTGTTTGCATCAATAGATGAGTATGTCCCAAAGGAAGTAACAGTTATCGTGTCTGGGAGCGATCTAGAGTGTTCTAGGCACAATACTATCAATCTACCAAACAACGGCACTAATTATGGGGAATCCTACAACGATGTAGTGCGCTATGCGTTTGAAATGTTCCCTGAGATTATTGTGGCAAACGATGACATAGTATTAACCCCTAGTAGCTTTAATACGCTAATAGAGGATAAAGTGTTGCTTCAAAACCACAGTTTAGGCTGGTTATGCAGTAGAGCAGACTATGTGCGTGGGGCGCAGAATATTAGAAATGGAGAAGTACGCAATGGAATCAAATTTGTAGAGGAAGATCAAATATTCCAAACCGATGTACTTTCCCCTTTATTCGGGATTATCTCTAGAGATGCTTGGATAGATTACAAACCGATTAATTGGTATTCAGACGATATTCAATGCTTAGAGATTAGAGCTGCTGGATATAACAATTATGTTAGCAGATCGTATGTACACCATGTCGGCAGCCAGACTGTAGGAATGGATCACCAAAAAAATGACAGCGAGGCTAGAGCATGGATTAGAAACTCAATGCCAGACTTGTACAAGTTGTGGTTTGATTAAAAAAGCGTTAAAATTGTCTTGGGCAAGTTCGCCCTAAATTCTGGAGTTAATATGAAAATCGCTATTGGACTATTAGCTCCAAAAAAAGGTATGGATAAAGAAATGCCAATGTCAATGGGTATGCCTAGTCTTTTAGACGAGCCAATGGCAGAGGAGTCTGAGTACGAGATTACCAAGGCAGGCAACGACACAATGACCAAAGCCTTAATGGAAACTCGTCATCTAGGCCCTAAAGATCCTGCAAACCCAGGCGATTTCTGGGTTAAGTTAGTTGCATATTGGGGTATGCCAGAAGAAGAAACTGCAAACCGATTCTGTGCTAATTGCGAGTATTTCGATAATAGCACTCAAGCATTAGAGGCAATGAAAGTTGTTCCTGAGAACGAACTTGATCGCAATGGTGGTGGGCGTGGTTTCTGCCATAAATATGAGTTTATTTGCCATAATTTGCGTGTTTGCGAATCTTGGGAAGAAGCAGAAGAAAAGGCAGACGATTAATGAAAACTGGACTTTATGCCAATATTAACGCTAAGAAAAAGCGTATTGCTGCTGGATCAGGCGAGAAAATGAACAAAGTAGGTAGCAAAAACGCTCCTACAGCCAAGGATTTCAAGCAAGCAGCCAAAACTGCCAAGCCTATGAAAGCCAAAAAGTAATTGGCACATCAGCAACAGTTTGATTTTGTAAGCGGAATAGCTGGTTTTTTCCCTGATAACTTTGCTAATTGCAAGGTATTAGAAATAGGCAGCCTAGATATAAATGGGTCTGTTAGGCAGTTTTTTACAGACTGCGACTACATTGGAATAGATTTAGGTCATGGAAGGGGCGTAGATATTGTATGCCCAGGGCAAGACTACAATGCTCCAGACAATACATTTGACACAGTAATCTCTTGTGAGTGCTTTGAGCATAACCCTGATTGGGCAGCAACATTCGCCAATATGTACAGAATGGTAAAGCGTGGCGGTTTAATCGTTATGTCCTGCGCTACTACAGGCAGAGCAGAGCATGGTACTAAACGCACTAGCCCAGCAGATGCTCCATTTTGCAATGATTATTACAAGAACTTAACAGAGCAAGACTTTGTAGAACAATTTAAGCTAGACGATATGTTCTCTGCTTATGAATTTGGAATAGGAGAGGCTACCAAGGATCTCTACTTTTATGGGGTTAAAAAATGAAGATGACCAAAAAGCAAGCCAAGATTGGCAAAGTAATGGGCGAGTTCAAAGAAGGCACTCTACATTCTGGCAAGGGTGGCAAGGTAGTTAAGAATCCTCGCCAAGCGATTGCAATTGCAATTTCCGAAGCTACAAAAAAAGCTCGCTATAAAAAATGAAGATTAGGGATGCTGCCAAGATATTTGAGCGCATAGGTGTAGCTGGGTACAACAAGCCCCGTAGAACACCGAATCATCCTACTAAAAGCCATGTTGTAGTTGCTAAAGAAGGCGATCAGGTTAAGACCATTCGATTTGGTCAGCAAGGCGTTAAAGGCAGTCCAGAGGGTAGTGCTAGAAACGAATCATTCAAAGCTCGCCATGCTAAGAACATTGCCAAGGGTAAGATGAGCGCAGCGTTCTGGGCAAATAAGGTTAAGTGGTAAAAGTGTTGTAGAATAGATACACAATTAACCATCAACCCAAAGGGAATGGTATGGAAAACGCTATAGAAAACAATAATGTAGAAGTTGCATCAACTAATAAGGGTGGTGCGCCTGTAGGCAATCAGAACGGCAAGAAGGGAAAGCTGTTCTACAACCAACTCAGAGTAGCTCTAGTTCAAGAAGATAGTCGTAGATTACGCACTATTGCAGACAAGCTAGTAAAGGCTGCTGAACAAGGCGAGCCTTGGGCTGTTAAAGAGATCATGGATCGTGTAGATGGCAAGGCCGTACAGTCTACCGAGATTAGCGGTGTAGATGGTGAGGCTATTGAGCTTAAGCAGATTGAGTTCATTATCAAACGCCCAGAGTGATCGAAGCAGAAGAAAAACTAAGTTTAGAGATTCCAGAAAAGCTAGAGTGCTTACTGGAAGATCATCGCTATAAAATCGTTTATGGCGGTAGAGGATCTAGTAAGTCCTGGACAGTAGCTAGGGTATTGCTTGCCATAGGTCGTAGAAAGAAGTTAAGGGTGCTATGCGCTCGTGAGTTCCAGAACTCTATATCAGACTCGGTTCATGCTCTATTAGCAGATCAGATCAAGTCTATGGGATTAGAGGACTTCTATACTGTACAAAATACCAGCATATTTGGTAAGAATGGAACAGAGTTCTTATTTGCTGGACTAAAGCACAATATTACTAAGATTAAGTCTTTTGAAGGTGTAGATATATGCTGGGTAGAAGAAGCTCAGACTACATCTAAAAGTTCATGGGATGTATTGATCCCTACAATCCGTAAAGAAGGCTCAGAGATATGGATTACATTTAACCCTGAGTTAGATACGGATGAAACATATAAGCGGTTCGTGGTACATCCACCAGGCAACGCTAAAGTAGCAAAAGTAAACTGGTCTGATAATCCTTGGTTTCCTAAAGTTCTACAAGAGGAAAAGGATGATCTCAAGAATAGGGATTTAGATGCCTATTTAAATGTATGGGAAGGCAATACAAGACAAGTATTAGATGGTGCTGTATATGCTAAAGAGTTAAGAAAAGCCCAAGAGGAAGGCCGTATCAAGGACATCAACCAAGATAAAGCAATTGAAGTAAGTACATTCTGGGATATTGGCTGGGCAGATATGACAAGCATCTGGTTTGTGCAAACGATACCAGGCGGTGAGGTAAGGGTAATAGACTTTTATCAGGACTGCCAAAAGCCTATAGATCACTATGTAGAAGTTCTACAGAATAGAGGCTATGTCTATCGAGATCATTGGCTGCCACACGATGCCGAGAACAAAAATATGACAGGCAAGAGCGTTAAAGATATTATGCAGAATATGAACTTGCCAGTAAGGATAACCCCTAGACTGTCTATATCAGAAGGAATTAACGCAGCTCGTATGCTAATGAATAGATGCTATTTTGACCAAAATAGATGCGCTGAAGGTCTACAAGCATTAAGACATTATCGGTATGATGTAAACCCTGATACTAAAATGTTTAGTGATAAACCCTTACACGACCAACATTCCCATGCTAGTGATGCTTGGAGATATGTGGCGGTAGCGTTAGATGAACAACCGAACAACT